CCATCCACTGGACCTGCAGCCGGTTCAGGTAATGACTTTTCTAAATTTGCAGCCTGAGAAGTAGGGAGAACTTTATCAACAAGAGCTGCTAACTTTCCAGGATCCTTTGGAGCTTCTCCACCTGCACCTCCACCCGCTTGTTTAAAAATGTTTTGAATTTGATCAGGTGTAAGTGCCACTTCTGATAGATACTTTTCATAGCCTCTAATAAATCCCTCATCAATACGTTTCCAATGCGGTTTCATCTCGGGGGTAGAATATAAATCCTCAGAGATATATTTCTTAATACTTGAGTTTTGCTCAATATTATCAAGAGAATTTATTAAAAGTCTAATATCCATAATTGTGATCCAGTAATCCTTTATTTATAAAACGAACGCAGTTCGTTTGCTCTTTCGTTACACTCAGAGCAATTGTTTCTTTCAAAGAAAGAATTAATATTATTCAGATCGTTCAGTCACACTTTGCCCTGACCGGGCAAAGAAACATTATTCGAGTCGAACATATGTCACTTAGCGTTACTGCATTACAGTGGCGGTTGGCCTGTACCACGAGCAGTGTCTTATTCCAGCGGCGGTTTGCATATATACGCTAACATACATACAAACGTAGGGTGTCTCTAACCCTTCATTTTGCCTAAATTCTTGTTTCAAATAACCAAACCGCGGCGAATTTGCGATCCTCGTCCTGTAAAGGATGGTGGTTAAGTGCTTGCTTCAGCGGCAAGACTGCGGATTCCTGCGACCCTAGGTCCAGGTTTCTTCTGTTCGGCACACGATATTAGCCTGTGCGAGCTTAAACTGAATTAAATTTTGGATTTAATGTGAGAGCCATGGACACGGACAGAAATTTGTCCGTTATAGTATTCATCGGATTCTAATACTTTGCGGTCGAATTGTTCGCGGGCCTCAATGTAAGATGTTTCTGCTTTGCTTTTACAGTAGTGCAATATTTCTCTTGTGAAATTTTCTTTGCCAAATAACTCAACGTCTTTGTTAAGTTCTATATTTGAGCCATAATATTCTTGCCAGTCGCTGTTTATTTTGCTTCTGATCTTCTTTTTCTTCTTTGTGCCGTTCTTCAACTTTACAGTCTTGTAGGTCGTTTTACTAAATTTTGCTAACTTTTTGCCTATGTAGAGTCTGCCAGAAGTATTGCATGAGATAAGATAAACGAATCCCACACAATCTTCAGGCAGTTCTGTAACTATAGAACCTTTATGGTACCAAGTCATTGATTACTTTGCTGTCTTAGCTTCCTTGCGAGCATTCTTTTCTTCTGTGATCTCATTGCGTCTTGCTTTTACTAGCTTACTTAACTCTGCTAGAGCTTTGCGGCTGCGAGTTCCGGCTGCACTGTTGCCACCTGTGAATTTTGAATCTTCTGCTAAGAATGCTTCAAATTGATTTTTTAGTTGTTCTACTGTGTTTGACATTTTTCTTTTCCTCTTTTTTAAGTTTTCGTTCTAGCTTTATGTTTGCTAAGTTTTCTTTACATACTAATTGACTTTGTTTTTTCAATTGCTTGGCCAGCAATTCAACGTCTCGAAGATGTTTCCTACATATATACCCAGGAGTCCTGCCTGTAGTCCTTACAAAAATCAAATTTTGATTATGTAGTTCTGCAAAGGCACTGACTAACTGTGAATATAAATCCTTATACTTGTTTATCTCTTCATTCAACATAGTCTACATCGTTTGAGTAACTGGTAAAACCGTTCTCTTTAATAACTCGGAGTACGTTGTTTACCCTACCTACAAGTTCATCTTTGTGCGATATTAAGTATATATTCTTATTGCGCTCCCTGGCCATCTTTTTCAGGACAGCTAGGGCACTTTCTACTCCGGCTGCATCCATTCCAGCGTCTACAAGTTCGTCAATAAACAATAAATTAATACTCTGATACAATCCTTCCCATACATCACGGAAGGCAAAGCTCATACTTAGGATTAATCTGTTACGTTCTCCGCGACTCAGATTATCAAAATCGAGATCTTGTCCTAGTTGAGTAATCTCAACATTGAGGTCATTTTGAAAAACTACTCTATGCGGAAGTCCTAGCTTATCGATATAGTAGCTCAGGCGCTTGTTTAAATAACTCAAGTTTTGATCTATAATTTTCTTACGAATAAACGAGTCTTTGTTAGTCAACAACTTATGCAAGAACTCCTGGTGGTCTTTTAACTTATTCAATGTATTAACTTCATTCCAGTTAATTTCTTGAATAGCGGTATGATTTAATTCTTCAATCTGTTCTTCGTAGGGATTGTGTTCATCAATTTTAGCAGTTAGACTCTTTTCTAACCCATCTAAATTGTTTTTATGACCCAATGCTTCAGCTTCTGTATCATAGAACGTCTGTGGCTTGTGCGGTAAATCACCAATGGCACTAACTTCTTCTACAATTTTACTAAGACTATTGCTAACTTTTTCAAAGTATTCAGCCGCTTCCAACAAATGCTTGTTGGCAGTAGCAGACATTTCTTCGTGTTTGTGGTCGTGTAGCTCTTGTTCGCAGGCATGACACTTTTTATCAGCTAGACTTTCAAGGTCTTTGCTGTACTTCTTAACAGTTTTTTCAGCTTGACCCAGAGCTGACTCTAGTGTAGCTTTTTGTTTGTTAAGATTTTTAATTTTAAGATCGTTCTCAGCCCAAGTCTTTACCTGTAAATGTGCCGCAAGTTCAAACTCAATGTCAACATTCTCGAGCCGCATCATAGCACGACCCAAGTTTTCAATGTCTGTTTCTTTTTTACTTGCCCATGCTGCACTTTTAATTTTTAAACTGTCAATACTTTTCTGTACATTACCGTTGGCAGTCTTAATTGCCTCAATTCTAACAGTTTCAATTTGAATAAAATCTTTGCTTTCTTTGATCTGCAATTTTAAGGCTTCTGCTTTTTCACTTAATAGTGTAATACCCAACAGTTGTTCAATGACTTCACGCTGTTCTGCTGCCTTCATAGACAGAAACGGTTCTGTATAAGTGTTAAGAGCTACTAAATGTTTGAACATTGTATGAGTCATCTCTAACATCTGTTCAATGACTTTTTGCGTTTCTCTACTATCGCCCTGAGCTTCGTCTTCTTTTTCTTCTGCTTTTAATTCTTGATCATTAACATACAATTTAAGAATATTAGGTTTGCGGCCCCGCTCGATGCGGTAATTAACGCCGTTCTTTTCAAACTCAACTGTAACCAACATTGCCTTGCCGTTAGTTTTGTTGATTAGATTCTCTTTTTTGATGTTAGTAAGTGCTTGTCCGTACAGCGCATACGACAATGCATTGATCATTGTAGTCTTACCTGTACCATTGCGTGACCCTGTATCATCTCCACCTAGGTCTAGGTTAGATCCAAGCACCAGCGTGAGGTGCTCTTTGTCAAAGTCTACAGCTTGAGTTTGATTTCCTACTGACAGGAAATTTTTTACAGTTATATTGCGGAGTTTAAACATTATAGATTGTTATAGATATCAAGTAAAATCTTCTTATCAAACTGTTCAGATTCGATATTAATTAATTGTTCGGATACAATTTGATCAACACTTTCAAATTGTTGATCTGGGTTGTCGTCAATTGTACCATCTAAGTTGGTTTTATCTTGTATAAGACTAATTTCTCGAATGTCGTGCTCTTTAGTAAACGTTTCTTTAATGAAGTTTGCTTCTTCATAGCTAATATCGATGTCGAGATTAACTTTAAAGTGCATCTTAGACTTCATGATCTCGTCTTTGCGGTCTAATAGTTCGCTTAGTTTAATGTGCCTAAACTTGGGACAGTCTTCCCAGTTACGATATTCTGGTACTCCGCCCCATTCAAGGATCATCATACCTCGTTCGTCATCCCACGTATCTGCAAAGTTATGTGGAAACGCATTACCTATGTAATGTACATTGCCTTGGCTTTGTCTTTTATGGAAGTGACCACTAAAAACATATTCAGGTTTGCCAAAGTCTTCTGCTCTGAGCTCACCATGATCAGGCATCTGCACCATAGCATTCATATAGAACAATGGCAGTTCAAAGTGACCAAATACATATTTGCTAGTCAGCTGTTTCATAGCCTTCCACTCGTCGCCAACTAACCACGGTACAAGGGTAACATCACTTAGAGTAGTGACAGAGTCTACGACAGTCACGCCGGGTATATGGCGTCCGAACATACTACTATGAATGTCTCGCTTGTCCTTGTAGAACAAATCGTGGTTACCTGGGAACCAATAGAACTGTTCAAAGGCAGCACCTAGCTTTTCTAAACAGCGCAAACTAGTATCTAATGTAATTAAATTGAGACTATTGCGGTTATGGCTCCAGTCTCCTAAAAAGATTGCTGTTTCGCAACCTTCTTTCTGGGCTTCTGCAATAAACCAGTCTACAAATTCTTCGCAATCTTTAAGATGTGTTCCTGAATTTGACTTCAGTCCAAAGTGTATGTCTGTAAAACACGCTACCTTTTTAAATAAGGGCATTAATAATTCTCCTAGCTACGAGTTTAACAGACGTTTTGGATAAAGTCAAGTTTCTGTTTCTTCGTTTTCTTCAACAAAATCGCCATCCTCACTTTTAGGCATACGGAAGTTTTTATACAACTCAGCTTGGCGAGCGGTTTCTACTGCGTACCCTTGTTGATTTTGTCTTGTAAGGCTAGGAGTTAATCCATGTGATTCTAGCATGTCATCACGTATGTTTTGATTTTTCTTTTCTATATTAAGAACCCGGGTAAAGCTGTTAGTTACTGCGGCTGTATAATAAGCAAATGGGTTTTCTGATTTACTTTCATCAAACTGTAATCCAATTTGACTTAGCTGTAGAATAGCCTGTCCCCGCATTTCTTCAACATAGGTATAACCACGCCAGTTGCTACGCTGTGCATAGCGTTCGGACAATTTAATATACATCTTGCCCAAGTTTTCAGTGATACGTCCGTGATCTTTGCTGAACTTGCCAGTGTCTAACGGACCTTTCCAATGCGATTTTCCAACGCAGATTAATTCATCTTGATCATTAAACTTCCAATGCTGATACGGGGGAAAGTTTACTTTCTCATGAGCATCAGCAGTTGTTTTAGTTGTCTTTTTGCGACCCGGTGCCAGTGGGATATGATCAAATGTCATAATTCTAAATACAACATCTGGTTTAGCAATAGTTTTGTAGTCAGCTGTACATTCAATTAGTTTAACTTTCTTGTCGCCGCTGGCTCTAGCGGCTGCAAATTTAGCTAACCCTAATCTTTTAGCTTTGGCACGTTTAGCATCGGCAACAGTCCTAATGTTAATTTTATCCAAATTAGTTAGAATTATGTCATGTTGCATAAACTCGGGTTGTTCATAACTTGAGAATGAACTCTTGCTACGATGAATTTCTGCTAATAAATCTCTGTTGTTTAGGTATTTTACTTTTCTTCCTGTGGGAATTAAACTTACGGTCATTGTTATTATTATCCTTGTAAGACATTATAGCATTGTAGAAATGGTAATGTCAACCATTATAAGAGCGTTTTATTTATTGGTTAAATACACTATACGAGGAATTATAGAATGGCCATTGCATACGATCAACTCAGCGGTGATAGAAGAGAAAAAATTGTAAGAAAACGTTCCTTACAATTGGATACATCTGCTTTTGGGGAACGAGTTGTTCCCGGAGTACCAATGGGCGCCGAACCAGAAAAACCAGAAAAGCTGGAGGTAGAGTTTCAAGATATTAAAGGCAACCTATCAAAAGATGACACCCGAGTTAAAATATTAGTTCCTCCAAAATACATTACTAAATTTCTTAAAGGACCAAATGATGAGATTGCTAATATTGGAGGAATATTATTTCCGTATACTCCAAGTGTTAGTTATGAAGCCAAGGCCGAATACGCTGAATCAAAACCTTTACATTCAAACTTTTCTACCAACTTTTATCAAAGAAGTAGTATAGGTAATATTTCAATTAGCGGAAAATTTTCTGTAGAAAACGCAGACGATGCTGTAATATATCTATCAACTATGCATCTTTTAAAATCTTTAACAAGAATGAGGTTTGGTGGTGATCCAGATGCCGGCGCCCCACCCCCCGTTTGTAGATTATATGCCGGTGGTGAAGCAATGTTGCACAATGTTCCCGTAGCAATTGCAAGTTATAGAATAGAGATGCCCGACAGTGTAGACTATTTTACAATTTCTAATCATATAGATTTTGGTACAACCGCAGTTCCTGTAGTATCTACTATTGCAATTACTTGCGTGCCTATGTATAGCAGAGCTGAAATGCAGAAATTTTCTGTAGCTAGCTATAATGATGGTGCCTTTTGGAAACAAGGATATATTTAATGACTATGTACGCTAAAACAAGTCCTTATTATAATTCGTCAATGGTTAATAATTACCTTGATGTTATTAATTTTAGAGACATACCCAAAGAAAGAGATGATATCTTGTTTGAATTGACTGCTACCTATGAACATCGTCCTGACTTGTTGGCCTATGATTTATATAAAGATCACAAACTGTGGTGGGTGTTCGCCGTCAGAAATAGATCAGTTATCAAAGATCCGGTATTTGATATGGTAGCCGGGGTTAAAATTTATTTGCCCAAAGCATCTACATTGCAACGAGTAATAGGATAATTGTATGGCTGTAAATGAAGCTGAAAGAAAAACTGACACAGCTAAGACTAATCCAGACGGTGATGCCAAAGCAGATGTTGATGCAAAGCAACAAGTTGTTCAATCTGCTGAAGCAAACATTTTAAATTCCTACAGATCTATTACATATAGTTTTACCCTTGCTGGATTAAAAAAGGGATACTTAACAGATCCTAAAAAATATAGAGAAAGTGAATTAGATTTAATTATTTTAAAATCTGGAGGCAAGGGCAATTCTATAATAGCAGTCAGCGACGCCCCATCCGAACAAGATGTACGACTGTCTCAACGAAATGATGATGCTGATCCTCGAGACCGTAGAGTACAAAGTGCTGCTCAGACTAATGTTGACGTATCTAATAATAATATTAGTATGATTCAAGGATTTAATACAGAAAGTCCTGGCCGATTTGATATGTTCCTTGAAAATGTAGAAGTTGATACATTGATGACATTTACTGACGGTGGCGGTACTACATTACCAACACAAATTAAATTTGAAGTCATTGAACCCTATAGTATTAACGGATTTATTGAAGCACTCCATGTTGCATCTATTGCCGCCGGATATCCTTCTTACCTGCAGGCTAGTTTTGTTCTAAAATTAGAATTTTGGGGTTATCCTGATGAGGGCGAATTTTCAGAACCAATAAAAATTCCCAAGTCTGAAAGATTCTTTCCTTTAGGTCTTACCGGTATAGAGGTTGATATTACTGAAAAGGGAACTAGATATAGATGTAGTGCAGTTCCATTTAATGAACGTGCGTTTGGAGAACCAAACGTTGTTAAAAAACCTATACAGATGTCAGGAATTACGGTTAAAGATATTTTGTTAGACTTGATTAAAAATGTCAACGAACAGGTTGCACTTTCTGAGAAAGACGGTAAAACAGAATCACTAGGTAATAAACACGACACCTATAGTATAAAGTTTCCAAGTTGGATAGATGGAGAAGGTTGGAAAGACACTCCTGATAATAAAATTGGACTTTCAAAGTTAGTTGAAATCTTAAAAGACAATGCATTATATAAGATGGTTGATCCAGCCACTACTGAAAAAGCTACCGCATATAAAGTGACAGGAACACAACAACCCACCGCTGCTCAACAAGCTAAAGAACCTGAAGCAGTTAAGTATACTCCTGGAAAAACTGTAGTTCAGTTTGCTGAAGGAATGAATATACATGAGGCTATATCTTCTGTTATTCGTGACAGCGAATTTGCTAGGGACATCTTAAAAAACGTAAAGTTAAGTATTGACGATTTTGGAATGATGGAATATTTTATGGTCAAGATAGAAGTTACTAATCTTGATATAATTAATGAATCATCAAAAAAACCATTTCAAAATTTTGAATATGTTGTTACACCTTACAAGGTGCATTACACACGTATTCCTACCTATGGTCAAGAACAGATAGATGATAAAAAATTAAAAAAATTAAGTCTAAGAGAATACAATTACATCTATACCGGCAAGAATATAGACATTATAAATTTTAAACTCAATTTTAATACATTATTTTTTGAAGCTGTACCTGCGGCTATGGGTAATAACGATATACCGGCCGCTAAAACTGGCGCTGCGCCTAATAATGCAGTTGATACGAAACAAAATCCGTCAAATTCAGAATCAACAGAAAACCAACAACTCCCTAGTCCGCCTACTAAAGTTGAAACAAGCTCTGTTCAAAGCACCGGCGGCAATGCCGGTCAACCGCTAAATGATTCATATGGTATACTAGCAAAGAAGATGCACGACGCTATTATTGATTCTAAAGCTAGTATGATTATAGGCGATGTGGACTTATTAGGTGACCCTTTTTATATTGCTACTGGCGGTGTTGGCAATTATGTTTCTAGTCCTGACGGCCGCGGAAAGACCAAGGACGGAGAAGCAGATCACATTTACAGCGAAGTATTGATTACAATAAATTTTCGTAATCCAATAGATATTAATCCGGACACGGGCATGATGTATTTTGATCCTCGGCTAATTCCATTTAGTGGAGTCTACAAAGTTAACAAAGTATCTAGTACTTTTAAAGACGGCACATTTAAACAGCGTTTACAAATTTTAAGGTTACCTGGACAAATATTAGATCAGGACATTGCTCCTAGTGACCCGGCCGATAGAATGATCACTACCCCGTCGGTTGTTGATCGTGTTATTCCGGATACTACTAGAGCAGAAAATCCAAGTCGACGATTAGATTCGAGTACAGCAATGGAACAACTTAATAGAGGCTTGCCAAGTCCCGGCTTACCTGGTGAGTTAAGTAACTTTACTGCGGCTACAGGAGGCCTTGGCGGATCTACAGCCGGAATGTTAATGCAAACTCCTGGCAGTGTATTAAGATCCGGGGTGCTATCAGCAGGTTCTTCTATAATAGGGCAACCTTTGCCTACTGATATATCTTCTAATATTAGATTAAATTCGTCTGGCCTCGGAGCTATAAATCAAACAGGATTAGGTTCTGCTGCTTTAATTGCCGTGGCCGCAAATGTGTTAACAGGTAACATTCCGGTACCCCGAGCACTGGGTGCTGTTGCTACAGCAATTGGCGGACTGGCCATTGCATCTGCTCTTAACAAATCAAATATAGGTTCTGGTATAGGAGAAGGCGCCACAATCAAACTGCCAGGTGTAGTCACAGATCCTACAGCATTAGATGTTAAGTTTGGTTCTACAATTGATCCTACCAAACTAGCCAACGGATCAGTCAACAGTATACTTGGCGGAACAAAAGAATTAGGAGTAGCCGCTGTTGGAATAATTAGTAGTTTAGGAACTAAAATATCTCCGTTTGTTAACGACATTGGCAGCAAGATTGCAGCATTTAACGGATCTACTGCTGACCCCAACGCAATTGGTGCTCGGGTAGGACTGGACGTTTCACAACTGTCTGGTTTAAGTAGGCAATACCAAAGTAAATCTTTAAATCAAATTGCAAGTTTTGGAAATAATACACCCGAAGGAGTTAATCTTTCTCAGGCTGCAGACGCCGGTGTTGTATTAGATTATATTTCTCCAAGCAAGATTAAAAATATTCCTCCTACCATGCCTTATTCAACTGCACCTGCACCTGGAGTAGACATTGCCTACGTCAACGAAGTTGCTGCTAAAGGAGGCGCTACTGCCGTAGCAAACTTATACGGAGTTAGTGATATTAAAAGTATATCAGGTAATCTTTTACCAGCTGGGGTAGTTGCATCTGCGCTGGCTAATATACCTACATCGCAAGTTAACCCATTTTCTAATATTACTGGGCAGTTTAATGCAGTAGATGTTAATTCTATAAAAGACAAAGCTGTATCTGGCCAATCTCAACTATCTGGATTAACTGGATCTGTTCCTATCCTAGATAAAAATTTAATAGGATCAGTTAGTGCTAAATTTGGAAGTAGCGCATCTGCTAGTCCACTAAACAAATTAATAAACGGAACCTTTAACATAGGATAATATATGGGATTTGAAACAAGAAAACGTGCCCCACTACCTAATCCGGGCCCCTTCCTTGCAGAAGTAACAAACCATCTTGATCCAACTTATATGGGTGGACTTGAAGTTGCTTTAATTAAAGGCATGCCTAGCTCTACAAAGATTCAAGGCGAAACTTATGTAGTTCGTTACCTAAGTCCTTTTGCAGGCAATACTTCTATTAGGCACGAAGGAACTAACAGCAGCGATTTTAATGATGTACAAAAGAGCTACGGTTTTTGGGCAGTACCCCCAGACGTTGGAACCACAGTTATGGTTATCTTTATTGACGGAGATCCTAATCAAGGTTATTGGATGGGATGTGTAGCTGATGTATTTCAAAATCATATGGTGCCTGGTATTGCCGCCAGCAAACAAGTTGCGGTCACAAAAGAACAGCGTAGAAAATACGGCACAGATTATTTGCCCGTTGCAGAATTTCACAAAAGCTCTAAGAAGTTAGAAAACCCTAACGTAGAAAGATTTGCTAAACCAGTACATCCTTTTGCAGATAGATTGGTACAGCAAGGATTGTTGTTAGACACAGCTCGCGGCGTTACTTCTAGTAGTGCAAGGCGAGAAGTACCTAGCGGAGTGTTTGGTATTAGCACCCCTGGCCCGCTCGATGATAGTGCTGGTGCTAAACGAGGTAAGTTGGGTTACGAAGGAAATGCACAAGCACCTGTTAGTAGACTTGGCGGCAGTAGTTTTGTCATGGATGACGGAGATGTCAACGGACAGAATGAACTGATTAGACTTAGAACAAGAACAGGTCATCAAATTTTAATGCACAATAGTCAAGACTTGATTTACATTGCTAACAGTAAAGGAACCGCATGGATTGAAATGACCAGTAATGGTAAGATTGATATCTATGCCGCAGACAGTGTTAGTATACATAGCGAGCAAGATTTTAACTTCCGGGCCGACCGAGATATTAACATAGAAGCAGGCCGCAACATTCATATGCGTGCCTGCAATAACATGGAAACTAATATCACTGGGTACAATTATCTAACAGTTGACGGTTATCAGAAAATTGTTGTTAAAGGAAACCACGACGAAACAATTGGTAGTTTGGTAAGTATTACAGCAGGACTCGGCTATGATGTTGAATCTGGCGCCCAAATTAATTTCTCTGCTGAAGGGGCATTAAGTCTTGCCAGTGAAGACAATATCAACCTAGGTACAGCCGCAGTACTTAGTTTAGGTGCTAACGGCAATGTATTAATTTCTGGATCAAATGTACATTTAAATGGCCCATCTGCTACCGCCCCAAACATTGCAACGTCTGCAGAAGTTCCTCCAGATTTGCCACTGTTTAGTCTACCGGATAAACAAGTTAGCTATGGTTGGAGCGATGGTAAGTTTTACAATACAGGGACTATTAAAACTATCATGCAACGTGTGCCAACACATGAACCGTGGCCGCAACATGAAAACATTAGTCCTATTAAAGTTAGTGCTCCTGCTACAGACGTTACTCTTGCAAACGCACCTGGATCTGCACGTGTCGCTGCTGGCGTTCCCCTTAATCCTGCTGCTGGCAAACAAGAGCCTGCAAATCCACCTGAAGTTGTTCCTGGAACTTGTACTCCCGAATTTTCTAAAGAGATCAATGCTAGTTCCGCAGCCCCAGGTATTGCTGCCCTCAAAGCCGCCTGCGCCAAATATGGAATAACAAGTCCTTATGCAGTAGCTTCTTTGTTAGGTATTGCAGGCGGCGAGTGTCGTTGGAGGTTAGTTGAAGAAGGATTTAACTATTCAGCAGACAGATTATTACAGGTATTTCCTAGTGTGTTTAAGGGAGATAAAACATTGGCACAGCAATATGCAGGTAACCCAAACAATAGTCTACCTGAATTTTTATACGGGCACACTACCAAAAAAGGTCAAGGTCTCGGCAATACACAATTTGGTGATGGTGGCAATTTTATTGGTCGAGGTTATATTCAGTTAACCGGCCGCGCCAACTATAAACGTTACGGTAATATGGTGAACAAAGATTTAATTAACAATCCTAAATTGTTAAGTGATTCTACTATATCAGCTGAAGTTAGCGTTAAGTACATGCTTGACAGATGCAAAGTTGCACAAACAGATCCTAGCTATTTTGAAGCGGCTTGTAAGTCTATTGGATTTAATACACCTGATATTAAAGCTAGAAAGAAAGGCTATTATGAATGCTTTTTAGGACAGCTACAAGGTAAACTAGTAGGCACAGGCAGTGGCGGCATTCTTAGTGACGGCAGCGGCAATCCTGTAAGAACCGGCTCTTAAAAGGATAATAAATACACCATGGCCTACAAGAATTTAGAAATTACTCCTACAGATTATAATAGTCAACATACTAACAAGTTGACTCATTATTATAAAGGATTTAGCACCACTAATCCAGATAACAGAGGATCTAAACTCTACGACTTTGAATTAATCAAACAAGATATTCTCAACCATTTTAACACAAGAAAAGGTCAACGAGTAATGAATCCTACATTTGGTACTATCATTTGGGATTTATTAATGGAACCGTTGACCCCAAATATTAGAAATTTATTGACTAAAGATATTGAGACTGTATGTACTGCTGATCCAAGAGTATATCCTACACAACTACAAATCAACGAATACGAACAAGGTTATCTAATTGATGTTGTCCTTGTAATGAAAAATACAGATCAATCGTCGTCATTAAGATTGCTGTTTGATCAAAACATTGGTCTAGTTTTGCAATAATGTGTATGGTTAATTTTTACAATAAATATGGTATCAAGACAACAATATGATTCCTTCAACTAACTCTCAACTACTGGTCGGCGAGGATTGGAAAAAGATTTATCAATCTTTTCGCAATGCTGACTTTAAATCTTACGATTTTGAAACACTAAGACGTACAATGATTTCATATCTTCAGGAAAATTATCCTGAAGATTTCAACGATTTTATTGATAGTAGTGAATATATTGCTCTTATCGATCTTATTGCATACCTAGGACAGAACCTAAGTTTCCGTATTGACTTAAATGCTCGTGAAAATTTCTTAGAAACAGCACAACGTCGCGATAGTATTCTACGCCTGGCTCAATTAATAAGCTACCGTCCTAAGCGTAATACTCCTGCAAGCGGCTTTTTAAAAGTTACAGCTATCTCTACAACAGACAGTGTAATTGATTCTAACGGCAATAATCTTGCCAATACTACTATTGGCTGGAATGATGCTACTAATTCTAATTGGTATCAACAGTTTATTAATATTATGAATTCTGCAATGAGTTCTAATTTTGGAAATCCTGCAGACAGAGAAACATTAAATGGTATCTTAACAGAGCAATATTATTTCAACGGAGCCAACCCCGATGTTCCTTTGTTTAGTTTTAATAAGAACATTGACGGTGTGTCAATGGGATTTGAAGTAACACCGTGTACATTTATTGATAAGACTTATGTGTATGAAACTGCTCCTGAACCTGCAAACCAATTTAGTTTCATTTATAAAAACGATAACCAAGGATCTGGTAGTGCTGACACAGGATTCTTTACAATGTTTAAACAAGGATCATTAAGCATGGTCCAGTTCTCTTTAGATAATCCCGTACCTAATGAGATTGTAGGAATTAACACACCTGATATTAATGATACAGATGTGTGGCTATGGCAATTAGATAAGAATGGAAACTTTTCAACTCTATGGACAGACGTTCCTACAATCAATAATAGTAATAATGTAATTTACAATAGTCTTAATAAAAATTTAAGAACTATCTATTCAATTGCTCCTAGAGAAAATGATCAAATTGATTTAAACTTTCCCGATGGTGTGTTTGGTGATCTACCTAAAGGTGATTTTAGACTATTTTACAGACAGAGTAACGGCAAGCCTTATGTTATTAAATCCGAGCAGATGAGTGGCATTGTCATTCAAATTCCGTATGTTAACGGAGTTGGCCAAACACACTCTCTTCAAATGACATTAAGTTTACAATACACTGTTAGTAACAGTTCGGGTGCAGAAACTAACGCTAGTATTCAAACAAAAGCTCCTCAGAATTATTACCTACAAAACAGAATGATCACCGGAGAAGATTATAATATTGCTCCACTGAGTGCGGGATCTGATATATTAAAGATTAAAAGTATCAACCGTGTTAGTAGTGGCCTAAGCAAATATTTTGATATATCTGATGTAACCGGTGGCTACAGTAAAACTAATATTTTTGCTGCTGATGGTATTTTATACCAAGAAGAAGCAGAAGAATATTTTGAATTTGAATTTACTAGCAGAAATCAAGTGCTTGCAGTCATTAAGAATTCCCTTGCACCTATAGTTGCATCAAATGGCCTAAGATCTTTTTATATGGGGCAGTTTGCAAATCCTAGTTTAACATCACTGTTGCTTACTTGGAATGAAGTTAATAAAACTCCCGGCCAGAGTAGGGGATACTTTTCTAATTCTTCCGGAGTAATGGCACTAGGTGAATATTCGGAACATAACTTAAGATATGTTAGTGTAGGAGCACTGGTTAAATTTAATCCAACTACCGGAAAATATTTTGATTCTACTAATAGCCTAGTATCAATTCCTAGTTCTGGGATTATACCCGACGGCGGCAGAGATTATATTTGGTCTATGGTTTATCAAGTTATTGGAGACGGTGTAAATAGTGGCGCCGGAACATTAGATGATGGTACTGGCCCCGTAATATTTTCAAGTCGTGTTCCACAAGGAGCCGTACCAGTTGAAGTTATTCCAAAATACATTCAAAGTTTAAATTATTCAATTGAAAATGAAATTGCAAATCTATGCATGAGTCAAAGAAATTTTGGTCTAACTATTTCTAATGATTCTAAAACTTGGGATATAATTTTAAACTCAAATTTAAACTTAACTAGCTCATTTAGCCTAAGCAATCAAGGTAGTGTAGCAGACGCAGGCATAGATGCCAGTTGGATAATTGCATTTGTATGGACTGGCAAAAATTACAAAGTTCGCTATAGAAATTTATATTTTATATTTGAAAGCGAAGCCGAGACTTCATTCTATATAGACAATGATTCAGTGAACTACGACTTTATTAATAATTCTGTAATTAAAGATAAAATTAGCGTACTATCAATTAATACCGTTCCTGAAACTAACAGGGCATGGCATGTTGGTACTGGAGCACCGTCTTCTTTGTTACCTGCTAATGACGGAGACTATTACATAAACACAGTAAACAAATCCATTTATAGAAAAGTATCAGGTGTTTGGTTATTAGGTAACAACTATTCAGGAAATCTTATATCAGATTATTCGTGGCAAATAGATGGACCGGTGGTAGAAGCTGACGGGTATGTAGAACCTAAAAAAGTTAAAATAAGTTTTTACGATTATAATAATACTGGTCAAATTGAAGATCCTAATGCATTTAAGTCTGTTGTTAACCCAGATTTTATTGATTCAACTACAAATTTTAAAAAGAACTTTGTATATTTTAAAAAATTAAGTGATGGATTGAGATATACCCGAGTAGAAGCTACTCAATTTTATACATGTCCAACTGAGGATGATGTTCCGACAAATATGAAAATTAACGGACAGTTGTTTTATTTTTATGATTCATCGATCAATGTAGTTAAAAGTTGGGCATCTACTGATGGGACATTCAAGACGGAAACTGATTATTTTGCCAGGTCTGGCCGCGCTGGATTGAGCTTCCATTATGTTCATAACAGTGGAAATGACAGACGCATCGATCCTAGCAAATCAAATATTATTGATATCTATGTATTAACTACTGGATATGATAATTCAATAAGAAGTTGGCTGTCGGGAAATATACCTGCAGAGCCTCTTCCACCTACAAGTTATAGTTTAGAACAGAACTACTCTGCCAGTTTAGAACCAATTAAAGCCATAAGTGATGAGATTATTTTTCATTCTGTAAAATACAAAGTATTGTTTGGAAGCAATGCTGATACTAGCCTACAGGCTAAATTTAAAGCAGTAAGAAATTCTAATAAGCCCACTACAGACAATGATTTAAAAACTAGAATACTAACAGCAATTAATGAATTCTTTGCATTAGAAAACTGGGACTTTGGTCAATCATTCTATTTTAGTGAATTGTCAACTTATGTAATGAATCAATTAACTCCTGACATAACTAATTTTGTTGTTACACCTAAGAGTGTTGGCAGCTTTGGAAGTTTATATGAAGTAGCATGTCAATCAAATGAAATTTTTATAAATGGTGCAAACATTTCAGACATAGAAATAATTGATGCAGTAACAGCATCACAATTGAAATCGACTTCGGCAATTGTAACAACCAGCGGAACCTAACATGGCGGATATTAAGAAATCAGTTAATCTATTACCAGAATATCTACGAACTGATAAGAATTCTAAATTTTTATCTAGCACAATTGATCAGTTCATTCAAACTCCTCAAGTTGAGAGGTTAGACGGATTTGTTGGATCAAAGATAACTCCTAATTACAATCCTAATACAGATTTTTATCTTGATGAAAAATCGCCATTGAGAAACAGTTACAGTTTAGAACCCGCCTTAGTATTTAGAGACGCTAATAGCAACATCACAGATGTAGTGTCTTATGATGATTTAATCAACGAAATTGCAATACAGGGTAATAAAAGTTCTAACCTTGATTCTATTTTTAATTCTAAATTTTATTCCTATGATCCGCTAATTGACTGGGACAAATTAATAAATTTTACAGATTATTATTGGTTACCTACTGGACCTGGATTAATTACACTAGCTTCAACAGAAACTGTTAACGGTATAGTTGGCCGCACATCATATACAATGGCTAACGGTCGATCATTGAGCAACGGAATGAAGATTGAAGTTGCTGGTAAAGTATATATGGTTGAAGGAGTTGGATCATCTATTAACTTAATAGATTTCAATCTATTAGATTCATATGATAAGACTGCTACAATTTTTAATGAAACATTTGATAATGTTGAATTTGATGAATATCCGTTTGATGGCGACAAAAAATTACCGTTAACTCCTGATTATATTACAATTAACAGGGCCAGCGCAGATTTAAATCCCTGGACACGATATAATAGATGGTTTCATAAAGAAATTATTAAAATAACCTCAGAGATTAATAGCGTATCAGTTGTATACCCGCTTGATGCTAGAGCCAAGCGTCCTATTATTGAATTTAAACCAAATTTAAAATTATACAATTTTGGAAAAACTGGAATTCAAAATGTTGATTTAATTGATAATACCACTACAGATGCATTTGGAACTGTTAACGGAACCTATGGATATCATGTTGACGGGGTATTATTACAAGAAGGTTATAGAGTTATTTTTAATGCAGACACTGATTTAGATGTTAGGGGTAAGATATTCCAAGTTAGTTTTAACATCACTGGAGAAATTCCAATATTAAATCTTGTAGGAGCTGTAGATCTAACTCCGTCAGATATGGATTCAGTAAGTATAAATTTAGGTACTGAATACTATGGAACAAGTTGGTATTTTGATGCATCTACTAACAAATGGAAATATTCACAACAGCATAGCACAGTAAATCAACCTCCACTTTTTGATCTCTTTACCGTTGACGGTGTTAGTTATGCTGACATTGATGAAGCAAATAATTTCCTTGGAAATCAAATCTTTGGATATGAAATTGGTACCGGCCTTGCTGACACTGTTTTTGGATTTCCGTTAAAGTATCAAAATAACATAGGTGCAGGAAGTTACCTATTTAAAAATTATTTTACAGATAATACTATTACATTAATCAATAACAATGTAAGTCGAACAGTTTCGACAGCAATTACCTATTTAAAGTTAGATGATGTGTTAATCAATGTTTGGGCAGATTCAGTTGATTATAAAATTCCTGTAATTGAAATACAAACAATAACAGAAAATACAAATACTATTAAAGTTACATGTTTAGGTTCACCAATTAACACAAATCTAACTGCTTCTGTTTATGTAAACAATATTAAAGTTTCTGCAACTGCAACAATTACAACTGGTAATATTACACTAACAACAAATAACACACTATTACAAAATGATGTGGTGCTATTAAAAATTGAAACTGATCAAGTTCCTAACAGCAACGGATATTATGAAACTCCTACAGGACTAACAAATAATCCACTCAATGGCTCTCCATCTAGTTTAACTCTTAGTGAGTTAGGTGATCATTTATCTACAATGATTAATAAGACTCCTGCATACACAGGAAACAATCTTAGAGACTTATCGGATTATGCCAAGTATGGTTCTCGACTTGTAGTCAATGCTAATCCAATTGTATTTTCTCAAATTTTCTTAGGAAAGAAAGAACACAACGTAGTTGATGCTATTCGTCAAGCAGGCGATCACTATGATCAGTTTAAGATGAATTTATTAAGAGCTATTGTTAATGTAGATAGTGAAATATCCGCCGCTGATGCTCTTGATTCAATATTAATCGATCTTAACAAAGCTAAAGATCTTAAATCTCCATATCAGCGTTCTGATATGCTAGGCTACGGACAAAACAAAACAGTAAGAACATTTACAGTCACTGATATTGCTAATACAGAATATCCTGTTGGCTTTGAGTTTGATTTAACTAGATTAAGTTTTCAATCGGTATTAGTGTATGTTAATGGAACACACTTGCTCTATGGTTCTCAATATACTTTTAATTACATTGATGGATCTGTAACACTATTAATTCCTAGGTCAATTGGTGACGTAATAACAATTAATTGTTACATTGATACACTAGGGTGTTACATTCCACCTACCCCAACAAAATTAGGATTGTATCCATCTTATATTCCAAAGATATTTTCTGATACTTCATTAGCTACGGGACAGGTAGATGCAATACAAGGGCACGACGGTAGTATTATAAATGCCTACGGTGATTACAGAGATGATATTATTTTAGAATTTGAATTAAGAATTTTTAATAATATTAAAGCTCAGTATAACAGTAATGTATTTGATATTAACGCAGTGACTCCCGGAGCATTTAGAACAAAGGATTACACAATTGCTGATGTAGATAGTATATTAGTAAATGATTTTTCACGCTGGGCAGGAAATTACGGTATTGATACTAGTACAAATAGCACCTTTGATGAAACAAACTCACGTACCTGGAACTATACAGGTAGTCTTGATGTTATTGATAACAATGAAATTTCAGGACATTGGAAAAATGTTTTTGTATATTTTTATGATACTATTCAGCCTAATATTGTTCCTTGGAGAATGTTAGGATTAACTCAAGAACCATCTTGGTGGTCTAGTGAATATGGAGCAGCTCCTTACAAATCAACTAATACAAAACTTTGGACCGATTTAAAGAATGGATATCTACGAGGCAAAAACATATATCTATCTGACTATGCAAGACCTGATTTGTTATCAATCATTCCAGTTGATATAAACGGAAATTTAAAAACTCCTAATACATTCTTAGTTACTGCAAATGCATATCAGGATAAAAAATCAAAATGGAAATTTGGAGATCAGGGACCTGCTGAATTAGCATGGAGGCGCAGCAGTCATTACCAATTTTCAATAGCAGCCGCAGCCGCTCTATTAAATCCCTGTACGTTTTGTGCAGCCTTGTTTGATGTTAGTAGAACAACAATCAATGCTATTAGTCAAATAGCCTATACTGAAGATGATTTATATTTAGATCCTAGAAAATTAATTATCGAAGGTGAATCAAATAATCAAATTGCAGGCTTCGGATCTTATATTATTGAAAAAGGTAGACAGAAAGATCAAAACTATATTGTAAAATTAAAACAAGATCTTGAATACCTTAATGTTAACCTTTTCCATAAAGTTGGCGGATTTGTTGGCAAAGACAAACTACAAATTGTTATTGACTCTATTGATCCTACGTCAACAAGTCCGGGAGTTATATTACCAGCTGAAGATTATTCTTTAATCTTAAATGTTAGCAATCCTGTTAAGACTGCTAGGATTTCTGGAATCATTGTCCAGCGATCTAATGGTAATTTTGTAGTCAAGGGCTACGATATAGCAAATCCATACTTTGAGATATTACAACCTATCTCTTCTTATTCTTCGGGCGCCGTTAAAGTTGGCGGAGTATCTGAAGATTTCTCAGATTGGTCAAATATTGTTAATAACGGAAACACCGGGTTAAGTTCAGTTGATACTACATCGGCAGAATCCGCTACTGGTCGATATTACAAACAAGGACAACTTGTAAGATATAATAACAAGTTCTATAGAGTTAAAATAGGACACAATGCAGGATCTACATTTGATCTAACCCTATTCCAGGGTCTTCCAGAGTTGCCAATTAAAGGCGGTGCCGCAGTACAGGCGTCTTCAAAATTTGAAACTACTGTGACACAGATTCCGTACGGTACAGAATTTACAACAATTCAAGAAGTATATGATGTTATTATAGGTTATGGTGCATACCTTGAAACACAAGGATTTATCTTTG